CTGGCGATACAGGGCGAACTGGCGATACAGGTTCAACAGGGCGAACTGGCGATACAGGTTCGACAGGTTCAACAGGTCTAACCGGCGATACAGGTCCAGTGGGTTCAACCAGCCGTGAGAAGTAGATATGAAAGTTAGAAAAAAAGCAATAGCACTGACCCAGACCCAGCATCAACAGACGGAGCTTGTCATCGATCAAATTCAACAGATGAAAAAAACAGTTGCGTTGGCCGCTGCCGATCTGAAGCAACTGATGCTTATTGTGACAAAAACTGCGTCATCATCTATCTAGTAGACAAATTGTGTCTGTGGGTGGTAAGATGGTTGAATATGAAAACTATCTTGACATCTTTGGTGGTGCTGTTTCTAAGCTCGCTCGCTTTTGCTCAAACGCCTGCGGCTCCGGCTAACACAGACCCGAAAAACGATTTGTTCTTTATGTTCGGTTCCGATTTCGACCGTCCCGGCCTTGTTCCACGGGCCAACTACAACGTGGGTTTGGGTCACAGTTTTGACGCCCTCGGCAAATTTTTCTTAGGGAATGAAGTCACCGTTGCGTACACCTACGAAAACGGCGGACCCAATGGATTTTGGCATTCTTCACCGGGCACCAGCACTTCAACTGAAAGCGCTGGCCTGATGAAAAACTTCTCTCTCGGTAAATTGAAGAAGGTGACTTTCTACGCATGGCCACAGATTGGCATCACGTCCATTCTGTCACCGGGTGACGTGACCAACCGGCTTTATAGCAGCATGACGGGTGGCGGAATCATCCACCTGACAAAGCACACTTCAATTTGGGTTCAGGAAAGCTACAACAAAATTGTAGACGTTCCCTGGTATACCTCAACCTCAATCGGCTACACGGTTAGCTTCTAGGCGGGTTTGACCCGCCGAAGAATTGTCCGAAATTTGTACACAATCTTCGGACAAGGTACCAAGGAAAAATGCAAACGATAGACTCATCTACCCAATATTCATCTTGGCCTCCATCGACGTTTTTTGGTAATTCGGAGTCAGAGCGCTGTGCCTTGGAAGCTGCCATTCCCGATGAACTTAATACCGTCACGCCGGTAGTCATCAACAAAGCTGGGATTGTCGGCGAAGTCTCTTCGTTGGCTGAAGCGAAGCGCTTGGCCGAAGAAGCACATGCTGGATACGGATGGACGTGGGGAGTCCTGGTGGTAAAGAAATGATGTTATTTTTGCGCATCCTCATGTACGTGATCTTGATTCCGACTTCGTTGGTGTATCCAATGAGATTTCTGGATCATATTTTTGAAGCGTGTGAATACAAGTTCATTCCTTTTCGATGGCGAGAAGAGAACTTTGATCTGATCTTGCTTCCGTTCCTGTGGCTCATCCCATGGGCGGCGTTTTGGATTTGGTTCTTCGTCAAATGAAGACACTTGACAGATCAACCAACACGTGCTATAAATAGAGTCGTAAGTAGTTAGTCGAAGTGATCGATAACGCATTTCGGACGGGGCTATCGTATGCCCCCGGCTCCACCAAATATTCTCCGACTTTTAGGCATCGGAAACCATATGGGGCCGAGCGTAAGCTGGATTCGACGGGATGAGAAGTTGCGAGAGCGGGGCTTACGGTGGTCCTTACCACCTAAATCCAGAGGAACATTAAACGCTACGACTGAAAAGCCGATGAGCATGGCCGCAGCCGCCTAAACGGTTGCTCCACGGAGCTTGATCCACTCTGTTAAACAACGGATCGACAGGGGCCGGGAAACCGGCCTTTTGTTCAATGACCAGCGAAGGGTCCAGATACTTCGATGATAGGGTCCTTTGGGATGCATCGAGTCTAGTTGAGGTGAATGGATGAAGAAGGTGAATGGATGAAGATTCGACTGAACTTAACCACATCAGACGACAACGGGCACGTGTTTGCCAAAGATGTCGATGTTGTAATAGCAGACGATCTGGCTGCTTTGCTTGGAGCGCAAACACTAGAAAACGCTACCTGCTTGTTGCTTGATCGAATGTCGAGTGGATCAGGCATCGACGTTTTCGGAATAGCGCTGAGATAGTCCGGTCATGGTCTATAGACCGTCCTACTAAAGCCGGGATAGCTCAATTGGCAGAGTGCCACACTCGTAACGTGGTGATCGGGGTTCGATTCCCCGCCCCGGCTCCAAAATTTTCGCCGCCCTAGTTCAATGGTAGAATGCGTCTTTGGTAAGGATGCGACAAGGGTTCAATTCCCTTGGGCGGCTCCAATCTTCTCCACTACCACAGTTGTAGAGGGAGATACGGTGGCGTTCAACCAGAGCGCCACTAGCACTTTCACTTTCTCCTAAATACTCCCGCTCACATTGAGCAATAGTTGTACCCAAAGTACTCTTATCGTCCGTGGAAAACGGACGTGGATTTAAACAAACAGGAGATAGTTGTATGAAAAAAGAAAAACCACAGGCTCATTCCGAGCCGCACCAGCACCACACCACCGAAGAGTCGCATACGGTATTCGGGAGCGATGCGTATCTCGCCGAAAATAAAATTCAGGCGCTCAGAGACGAAGCGTATCGGCTGCAATCCTATTCGGTGATGACGACGGGCCACGGCTCACCCGAATCCTCACGGCTTTATGCAGAAGCCTACAAGCTTGAATACGCAACCAAGAATCACGGCGTCAAACTCTTTTTCGTTTGCACATTCAAGAACGAAAAACAGAGAGTGATTCGTTTTTCCAGATTAGGCATGCCGACCGAATCACAGACGTTCCAGAACTCTTCACGTGAGCAGTTGAAACGCTTTCATGTTGATGGCTGGTACAGACTTCTGGTGCCTCTTGAAAATTTGGTGGAGTGTGACCATTCGGAACCGTACCAACCCGAATTCATCAAGGCTCATTGTCGAATCTGCGGAGTTGAATGCTACTTTGATAAAATCGATTTGCATGTCTGCAATACGTGTACTTCTAAAATAGAGCGGTACGCAGAGCTACTTCAGGAAATGGGGGAGTACGCACCAATCACGGACATTGGCAGTAGAACTGAATATGAGAAGTCCGCAACTTAAGAAACCTACGCCCTCTCTTCGGGGAGGGCGTTTTCGTTATGCCTTCTGTGCAATAATTCTCTTTACCAAATGATCCATACTTGCTGTCTTTGAGAAATCGAGTGCTTGACCGACGTTCATGTCAGCATATTTCGGATTGACAAAACGGAAAAAGAAATTCCATTGCGCCACTCCAGTGATCGGGTCAAACTCGTGTGGAATGCGGCTGTAACCAAGCCATCTGGGAATGTAAATTCCAGAAGTGGTCATTTCCAACGTTTCCGGTTTAGTAATGATCCCAAATTCACCCAATGCGTGTGCAAGTGAACGGGCTTGATCGTATGTTGCGATTAGAGTCATGGTTGTTACTTCCTCACTTATTTAGCCTTTATCTCGGTACGTATGGGCGCATTACGGGACGAAGAGTCTTGATGATAGTGTCCTGTGCGGCATCAGGCACACCAATCTCTCTCAGAACCACATGCAATACCTCATGCATCACTACCTCATTCTGAAGAACCTGCCGTTGAGCGAAGGGTATCGCTGGAGGATAGTCCTCTAAGGCTAAAATCTCAATCTCTGGAGAACCGGAGGCATCGGCATGAACGTCACCCCAGGCGGTATGAGAAGCCATGTCTTTGCCATGTTTAGCGCTGATAGAAATGTAGGCTGCTTCTAGATGAAATAATTGCTGATTGTACCACAGCACATCTTCGAGATGACTGGTTTGCTGCGCTAATGTGGGCGCAGGGGCATTTGGGGGACGGCTACAAACAAAAAGCAACAGCATTATAAGGGCACAAAGCAGTGCTACTAGGGCAATCTTGTATTTCATAAAGGAACTCCTTAAAGCATCCGCTTGCATTTTCTACAATGTAGGCCCACTTCGTCAAAACTGGCGTCAGGGTTCTCTCGAAACACCTTATGAACCGTCGCCCGGTGGCAAAACGGGCACAGAAAATCTCGCAGAGCTTCGACGGCTATAATTAGCTCCTCAATAAGCTCTTCGATCAAATCCTTGCCATAGCAATTGTCCATTTTTGCGAACCTCCGAACGCTTAACTATTTAGCATGAAGTAGATGTACCTAGTTGACAACTATCGTGGATTGTGGTACGTTAACTATGGTCGGGGAGAAAGAAGGCAAATGAAAATCGAATCAACCGTTATGAAGTCGAACACGTTCATTGGAAGTGGAGCGTCGCCAGCCGTTCTCATCGTGCAAGCCACATTTAAGACGCAACCCGTGCGGCATGGATACACCACTCGCAATGAGCAAGAAGCCGCCGAAGTCCTTTTCTTCTTACAGGAGACGTTTTGCACCGAGACATTGAAGGCGCTGGCAGAAAGGTTGAGTGTCTACAAATGATCTTCTTCCACGATCTTCTCCACGTGCTCTGGCTCGTTATCAAATGGTATCTGATCGTGATGGGAGCAGTCGCTACATTTGAGATGGTCGAGCGCCGAACGGGCAGGCTTCCGAACGGACCATTATTATCGAACCTATTACAAACCAAAGTACTAGGTAATCAAAAGTAGATACATCTACTTGACAAACTAGATGCCCATCTGATACACTGGGTTCAGATGACAAACACAACGAACTACTCCCGTTCAGCCGGTACGAACCGCACGATTACCGTAACCGTCGTAGATCCGACTACTGGTCCGTTTTTGAATGAATTGCGTGATTTTCAACGTCGGACGAAACACACCGAAGCCAAATTCGACGTTGCGGTAAGCCAACGTGCGCAAGAGATACATTCCAAGTATTCGACGGCGGGCGGCGCAACTCAGCGTCTTGCCCAGATTCACCAGTTGAAGCCGGTCAAGTCCGGTGTCCTGGCAAAATTGGTTGGCAGCAACTTCAACGTGTTTCGCCCGTATAACGAATCCGTCTGGTACGAAAACGTCACCAGTTCCACTCGTTTCAATTTGGAAACAGAAGGCATGACGCAGAATGAAGTTGTGGCCTTCATGAACGAACAGAAAGCCGCAAACACGACTCTGGAAACGAAATCCCGTCTCAACTTTGGTTCCGCTTTCGATGAGCCGATTGGCCGGAGACAAAAATAGTTACATCTACTTGACATTTCACTGGCGACTTTGATACAATCAAAATATGAAAACCCAAACGACAAGCCGCTTCCTGATAGTTGCCTTTTTCTTTGGAGTTGCAATCAGTCTGCATTCGCAACCACAACCGGCCTCAGGCGTTTCAATATCCAACCTGGACTCTCCGACCGACTACACCGGCACGATTACACCAGCCGCCCCGCAAGCTCACAGACAGGCACACAGACAGGCACATGTGGCAGCTACCAAACCAGTGCCGTATGTTCCCGAAACACTCAGCTTCAGCAACGCAAATTTGGGAGCCATTTCAACCGATCTCGCCACATTGCTTGGTTTACCCAACTCCGTGCCAAACTGGTTTCTTTACGTGGTAATCTTCTTCTTGGTGATTGTGTTGTGGAATGTGTTGCGGAATTTTCGGCAAAGATTGGCCACATCTATATGAGCAAGACCGAAAAAAAATTCGTGGACGCCGTTGTGATGCGTGCCGCCAATAACACGGCCACCCGTGCGGAACTTGAACGGGCCATCACTTTGATGGATGATGAAATGAAAGGCCAGAACCCGGCGCTCTTCGCCGCCATGCTGGAATCAAGAAAGGCTGGTTTCTAATGAACGCCGTATCAAGAGTGGACCTAGCTTCTCAGGAAAGCACGAACCGGGTCAAAGCAGCGATCCAAGTGCTCCTGGACGAACTCAACAACATTAGCTCTCAGGGTCGCAAACACGTGACAGACGTTATCCTGGAAACCGTCACCCGTGAGCATCGCACGCTGCAACAGTCTTTCTGGAGTGCCCTGCTTCTCGCCCAGATCGAGTACGCCAACGCTTCGCATGACCTTCGGAATGATGCGGCGGTCAAGCTGGCTCAAGCTGTCAAAGAGATGGCTGAGAAGAAGAACTTCGACATGGGGTTGCCGTACATCTAGACATGGCCCTACTCATCACGGAAGGTGAACTGCACGAATTTACAGAGGCTCTTTACGAACGGGTTCCACGGGAACTATTGAGCCAGCTTGTCGGTCTGTCGAGCGATCAGTTTGTCGTGGTCGTTTTGGACCTACTGATTCTTTTGGAAAAAGAAAATGTTGCCATCGGAAGAACAGCAACGTCGTGACCGCTGGCTGGCCGAATGTGAAGGCAAGCCGTTCAAGACGATGGTCTACGTCGGCAAAGAAGTAACCGTTGCCGACGTGGAGCGCTGGTTAAGGGATGCGCTTACGGGAGATGGAGATGCCCCGGCAAGCCAATGCTGAGAAATTGCAACAGGTAGCCGATACAGAGCACAACAAGGACCACCCGGAAAATTGTTTTGATCGGTTCAGCCATTGGGATGAAGCGGTCGATAAGCCAAGCGATCAGGCCGAAGATTGCGATATGAAATAGAAGATCCATAGAGATATTTAGATACATCTACTTGACAAGAGACACCGATTTTGATATAGTTGTTCTTGAAAGGGACTTGAGATGAGCACAAGATCAGTGATCGCCCGTGTGGATGGACAAGAAGGCGGCTTCAAAGGCGTCTACCATCATTGGGATGGTTCTCCCACGTGGCTGGGCAAAAAGCTGTGGAGCTTACTGAACGGCCAATTTAAGGGCAACCTGAATGCCATGCTTACCTACCTGATCGATCAACATAGCGCCGGGTGGAGTTCCCTGGAGTCGAGTGAGAACAAGGGCAAGCCGGAGTGCTACTGCCATCCGAAACGGCAGCGGGCTGCAACACCCCAAGCCAATTGGTACACTCACGAAAACGTTGAGACCGACATCGAATACGTTTACGCTTTCGACGAAGAACAGAGACGCCTTTACGTTCGGGTCACCCGGCACGATGCCGAAGAGATCATCGACTTGGACGGTGACGAACCCGATTGGGGCAAGATTCAATGCGGGGCCGAACTGGAACGATGTTCGCATTACGCTTGGGTTCACTTCCCCAAGCTGAAGGGTTCTTCTCTCGGCACAGCGACGTACCTTGGACGCCGGGAGTTCAGTTTTCATGATGCCGTTGCGATCATCAAGGATGGCAAACGGTTCAAGCTGACGGGTTCCGGTTCGGGACGGAGCGGAGTATGGGTCAGCACGGCGGTAACTCGTAACGGCAGGCGTCTGGAGATTCCCACGGCGCTGTATGACAAAGAAGCCGGTTATTTGCCGTACCCTGGCGTGGCATGGGTCTTCCCGCCAACTCAGGACAACCCGAACGAAACGATCAAGGAATATGTAGCTTAAAAGTAAGATAAATATGGATATGCAGTCATTCAAACAATTCGTAGGAGAACCGCAAGTGTTCAATGAATACAGTTTGGCACGAGTGCATCAACACACTCAGAACCGAAACATTGGCATGATGACGGCTCATCGTGGCGAATTCACGGCGGACGAAAACCGAGAGCGCAACCGGCAGTTGGAAGACGACATCCGCAAGCATGGGTTCGGGTTCACGCATGTGAAGGGTCGCTACATCGAAAATCACGGCACGCCTCAGGCCCGCCCTGTTGACGAACACTCGTATCTGATCCACGGGAAGGCCGGAAATGATAACGGCGAACTGAAGCACTTCTTGATGCACCACGGCGAAAAGTACGGACAAGATTCCGTCCTGCATAAGGCGCACGATGCGGAGCACGCACATTTGATCGGCACGAGAGAAGGTGGATTCCCTGGAAAGGGCGTTTCACATCAAGTCGGCAAGTGGCATCCCAATCGGGCCGGGGAGTTCCATTCGGTGATGCGGGGTCGGCATGGTGCTGGCCGCACGTTTGCGTTCGAGTCAATCCAATTCCTGGTGCCGAAGAGCTTTTCGGTGCGAGAAGAAGTCGAATTTTAACTGGTACGTCGGTACTAGGTAATCAAAAGTAGATACATCTACTTGACAAACTATCTGCGGTTTGCTACTCTGTAGATGGAGATACGAAATGCCCATTATCAACATCGCAGTCGCCCGGACAAGAGACGAAGCAATCGTCGAGATGATCGCCCATAACGGTTCAAATCTTCGCCCTATCACAACCCAACCCGCCAAGTACGTTGGTACCGACGACAAGGGTCATGGCATCTACGAAACCGTCGAACAAATTCTTTTCCTCTACGATTCCCATGTCGGCCTGTGCCTTGAGGACCGTGAAGAGAATGGTCATGACGACTCCGATTTTTACATGCTGGTGTGGAACCCGACCGAACAGAAGATCGACCGCATCATGTTCGCTACCACCCGTGGATGGACGTATCCCTGCATGGGATCTTCCGCTGACGCTACGCCTGAAGTGAAGGCTGCTGCCGCCGAATACCTCCGCAACCGCTTCCTGGAGTCCCTGAAGGCCAAGAATCACAGCGACGCACGCACTCCGGCATTCGGCAAACTGGTAAAGGTCGTCAAGGGTCGCAAGGTTCCGGTTGGAACGCAAGGTGAAGTCTCCTGGACCGGCTTTGACAAGTACGCTTTTGGTGGAAAACCCAAACTCCGAATCGGTATCCGCCTGTTAGACGGCACCACGGTGTTCACTGCCGCCTCTAACGTCGAAGTCATCAACCCGGCCACGTATGAGAAGCCGGAGGCTGATCTTGAGACCACTGCCGCCAGCTATCAACCCGGTTCCTTTGTGACTTCCGTCCGGGCCGGGTATTCGTTCGTCGCATAGGAGGACATCAAAAGTAGATACACCTACTTGACAGATGCACTAGAATCGGGGTATGATTAGATCATGAACAACACACCAATGACGCTTACGCAATACATCGAATATCTCGACTTGCCCAATACAAGGTGTCCGTATACGGATACTCTGAAGAAGAGCGTCGGGGCGGTCGCTCGGAATTAGAGAACATCCTAGAAGAGTTGAAGGGATTAGAACAATGAACAACGCAATCACGCTTCACATTCCCAACGAAAACAAGCTGCCTGATAACGACCAGTGGACATTGTCGCCCAGAACAAAGGTGCCGGAATGAAACGAGACAGCCACATCTACATCGGTTACCTGGAAGCTCTGGTTTTGTCTTTGTTGGAAGAGCGCCAATCAGACGAACTCATTCATGGCAAAGACTTTACTGGCCAACCCGTGACGTACAGTCCCTATAACGCTAAAGCATTGATTGCCAAGTGCAAAGAGGAAGGGTTTGCAAACTCGTGTCCGTTCTGGCACTACCTGGACCCAGCAAGCCACCACTGCTTTTTATGTGATAGTACTAAGTAAGGTTGAAAATTAGAAAATTAGATTCCATCTACTTGACATTCAATCTGAAATCAGATAAACTTAGATCATGGCAAGAACAGCAAGTCTCAAACCGAAACGTGGTTTCCTAGACGGGTACAAGACTTACGATACGTCGAATGGGTTTGGTGATCCCGGCCAGTGGCGGCGAGAGTTTAATGATCGCATCGGCCTTGATGCCGCCCGTGAAGCGGTAGGTTCCAAGTCTCCCCGGTCGATTCTGGGCGTGAGTTTGTCCGCCCTATGGGAAGAAATCAGAGCCGCCTATCGCAAGCTGATGTTCAAATATCACCCCGATCAAAATCCTGGCATCGATACCACGATGTTCCGTAAGGTTCAGGGTGCCTACGAAATTTTGGAAGCAGAGTTTAAACGATGACACAAAAAGTTTTCAAGACATCCACTGGCAAAGAGAAAGTCATTGACCTTCAGTTCGGGGATATCGCCAAGATTCCAGCCGAAGCAATAATTACGGCGATCAATCCGGGCGGCGATTGGTACGGTGGAATTGATAGTGTGATTTATGGCCACTGCGGCAAACAATTTCACGACCAAGCCGAAGCCGCTATGCCGCTTCAAGACAAACAAGTTGTTGTCGCCAAAAAGAAGACGTCACATGACGCCAAGTTCACCGATGTCATCTTCGTGGTGGATGCTCTTAAAGTCTTCTTGAATCAAATCATCCAAGCGGCCCTCAGTGGCGCTAACACTTACGGCTACAAGCATGTGAGCCTTCCGGCGATCCGAACCGGCGTCATGCTAGGTGTGGTCGAGCCGAATGCAGAACAGGCCGTCATCCAATTGCTTCGTGGCATCGATCAGCATTTCGTGGATTTCCCGGATAGCACGGTCGAACACATCACGTTCGTCATCTGGGAGCCAACGATTCTGCTGGTATCGGAGACCTTCAGTAATGAAAACAACCCCACACCCCAAAGTATCGGCGGGCGGCTTAAACAGAAGTTGCTGAACGGAGTCACTAATTGAATAGTCATCAAAGGACGCTGATTGCGCTCATACTTTCTCAAGTAGCGATTCTCCTGTTAGGGGCTTTTCCTCCACCGAACGCTTACGCTTGGATAAAATGGGCCTTTGCGGTGATTCCCGGAATCGTGATTGTGCTTTGCATTTGGCTCGTGATTGCTGATGTTCGCCGGGTTGTGGCGAAGCACGCAGTACTCGGTGTTATTGCACAGGTTAATGAGAGACGCAAGAACGGAGTCACTAAGTAGACTTATGAAGGAAAAATACATCGCAGTCATCCTACCCAGCAATATGAAGGTGCGACGTACCGAAGGCGGCGAAGATTATATTGTGGATCTTCACACATCCCGACTCAACCATGTCGCCACCCAAGGCTACAAGCTGATTTCGGTCGATGACGCCATCGCCTATTTTGAATACGTGGGCGGGGAAGTGGAAGAATCCATCTAATGAAAATCGTCTACGGAATTTCTTATCCGATCTGTGGAGGCAAAGACCCAACAGTCACCAATTTCCCGCTGCGTAATGACACTCTGCCCGAATTTTTTGACAACAAAGATGATGCCATCAAAGTTGCAAAAGGAATTGGGTGGTCTGGTGCCGATGGCACGGTCATCCCGGTTCGGGTCCATTCTTCAGTAGAGGAATACGAGACACACACCGAACAGGAGAGGCTGAAAAAGGCCGAGAACAAACTGACGACAGATGAATTGGAACTGCTCCGAAAGAAATATTGCGGAAAATAAACTATGCCTAGAATCTACACCAGCACCAGCGATCCCTTAGACTTTTGCCTGCGCTGCTACCCGAAGCCAGAGGAAGCCGCCCGCAAACGCTACGGCGATCTTGGTGATGGTCCTGACGGGCGAGGGAACTGTTTTGGCTACGACGCTGAGCACCCGGAGTACGAAGACACCGAAACTCATTGCAATCGTTGTAACAAGAAACTGAGGGAAGTGGATAACTACGTTCCCTAATTGGTAACGCATCAGATTGACATGATAGCATTATGCAAGAGAATCAAGTAAAACTTGGTATCAAGGTTCGCACCACCGAAGCCGTGAATGATCCTGATGCGACTATTGCGATGTCCATTGCTGAGAAACATCTTCGATCCCGGCAAGCTGGCGTTACTGGCACCATCAAGGGCTACGTTTCTGGCCACGGCGGGGATGTCTTGTGGGTGCAGCATGACAATGGTGTCATGTCTGCATACTGCTATGACGAATTTGAACAGGTGGAATAATGGATTTTGCTCAACAAATGCAAGATCACGTGGCAACTTGCACAGAATGCACGGACGAACAGTTATGTCCAATTGCCAATAAAATCATAAACGATATGTTCGGGCCTGTTGTCGAGTCTGTTGTCGAGTTCAACATTTCAAAGTCGCCTTGGTTTGACGATTTCGACACAAAGGAATAAAAATGGGTAGAGAAATTCGACGGGTACCGGCTGGCTGGGAGCATCCACAGAGCAAACAACCTTATGGTTGGGACTATAATCCCATGTACAATGAGTCTTATCGTGAACACCTGGAGGATTGGTGGAAGAATTATCAGATGTTCGAGCTTGGGACCTATCCTCAAGACGATCTCTACACCGAAAAACGAAAAAAAATGTATAGGACCCGGTTTGAACCGGGTGCCCATGACCTTGTTCCAGCCAAAGTGATCGCCTACAAGCGGGCCTTGGAAGCATGGTTTGAAGGATTCCTGACATCAGATCGTGAAGGCGAATTCTGGAACCGAATAGGCACACCCCCGCAACCAGAAGAATTCGGTTTGGACGACAATAGTGCTGAAGCAGACGGCTTTGAATATTGGAATTGGAGCGCAGCGCCCGATTCAAATCCACAATACTATCGTCCCTATTGGAAACCGGAAGAGATGACGCACTACCAGATTTACCAAACCGTCTCGGAAGGCACGCCGACAAGTCCGGTGTTCACTACGCTGGCCGAAATGGAAATGTGGCTGGTATCTGAAGGATATTCTCCAGCCGCCGCCAAAGGTTTCATCCAAGACGAGTACTGCTTTAGTGCCATGTTCACGGTCAACCCAGCCGGAGAGCGCACTTCGCCGATCATGATGAACATCGCATCCTGTGACAAAACTGGCTTGGCTCAAGAAGAAGAGCCAGAAGAATTTACAATCCATGCCGATTATGACTGGGACGACGCCGCACACAACATGGAAGATCGATGGAAAGCAATTGACGAAGGGAACCCTGGTGAAGTGTAGCAACTGCAAACAGGAATGCACCGTCTCCCTTGGTGGAAAGTTCTGGGAATGCGTTTATTGCAACTTCAGCGTCTTGATCCAAGGAAGCGATCACCCATGCCCCGGTTGTGGGCGTGACTGCTTTGTGAGTGGCCGGTTCTTCGACTGTCCCTACTGCAACTACAGCATCATGATAGGATATTAGATACATCTACATTTTACCAACAGTTGACAAAATACATATCCATGATTAAATGAATATGGCTTCTAAATATTAGTGGAGTGAAGCCATTAATTAAATGGGTGTATCAAAGTCCTTCCCGCAAGATCAGCTTCACATTGAAAACTGCACCAAGTTTTGTAGTGAAGTCGAAGCGCTAGTTCAAATTAGCAACAAACAAACCGACGAAGCCAACGCTAACGGCAGTAGACGACCACGGATGACCTTTATCCAGGCCGTGTTGTCCGTGGCCGAGCGCCAAGGCATTGAAGAAGCGATGGCAGCTTCTTGCCTCTCCCCTGACATCAAAGAGAAAATCCGAATTGAAGCTGAAAACCTCAACATGATCGAACGAAGCGCTTCACTTCCTTTTTGAAATGAAGTTTAAGTTAAAACCAGCTAAAAATGATGGACTGTCCATCGTCCAAAATGTCGAGATTGAGTTGCCGGTAACGCTCTTCCGGGATGTTCGATGTCTTGTCCTAAAGAAGGATGGGCCAGTCTGTGCCACCAAAGAACTTAAAATCGCCATTGTTGATGAATTCAAAAGATGGCTGGACGAATACGAACGGACTTTGTGATCGCCGATCCACTTTACGGGATGCATTACCTCTACATCAAGAAATGAACTCACTCGAAACCTATCGCTTATTCCTGGGAATCAATAACCATTTCTTCAAGCCCAGCTACGATTACTTCAAATATGGACCGGTTCCAGTCAAACCCGAAACCTTTGAGGACAAGCCGCACGCAGAGAAGTTTCGCTACGAACGGCTGTCCCAGAAATTTTCAGAGAAGGAAGACCTTGAAAATTTCATGGTGTCCAACGCCATTGATTGTAAAAAGAAAATGTGGGTTGGCGATCTCTTTGGTGGCGAAGCTGACCGCAAGTACACCGAGTGGCGTGGCCGCACAAATCCTGCACAGGCGCAATACAATGCAGTCAGTCAGATCAAACGACTGGTGGAGCAACAGGACGGCTTCAACAAGCTGTTCGTCACACCCGGATCGGGACAACACCCGGAGATCCTGAAAGCGCATCTACGGGGCGATCTCACTATTGAGACCTTCGTGCTCTTGGACATGTGCGTCAATTTCTTCCCCCGGCTGGACAAGGATCTCGGCGAAGACCGCACTTGGTTCGTGCTCAAAAACAAATCCGTCAAGTACCGTCCCTTCCTCAATAGGCTAAATATCCCTACTACTAAACTGTGTCAGAATATTCTGAACGCAGTCCAAGAACTAGGGGTATCTGGCTAATGGCAAATCCAACACAGCAAGACTACACTATGGACGTTCTTCTTCGTAAATGGTGCCGCACCACTGAAGAAAACGACATTCTTTATGAAGAAATCGAAGACATGAGGAATGCTTTGAGAGCACTTTTTCAGGAAAATGCAGATTTAAGATTTATGCTGAAAGCAGCCGGAATTGAAGCACCACCATCTATGTTTGTGTCGGTGAATGACGACTCCAATCTTGAAGAAACTGAAGTATAAACTAACGATATTTGACAAATCTTAAATTCATGAGATGATAAATAAGTTCAGATATTATGAATCCCAAAAGCTGATAAAGCAGAAAGGACGTGGATAAAAGAACACACTTAGGAGATTTCGTATACTACGATGATTAAGAAAGAATCCCGCACCGAGCGTTTACAAGCGCTTCGCAACAAAATGAGGGAAGATTCTTCCCCCAAAAGCAATCAAAAACAAGACGACACCAGATTTTGGAAGGCCGAACGAGACGTTGCAGGCCAAGGGTCTGCCATTCTTCGCTTCTTGCCCGCAAAGGCAGGGGAAGCGTTTCCATATGTCCAACGTTGGAGTCATGGATTTCAAGGCCCAACTAACAAATGGTTCATCGATCTTTGCCCCACCAGCATCGGCGAGAATTGCCCGGTCTGCAAGGCCAACACTATCCTGTGGAACAGCGGTAGTGACACCAACAAGAAGCTGGCTTCCTCACGCAAGCGCAAGCTCAGCTACATTTCCAACATTGTTGTTGTAAATGATCCCAAACACACCGAGAACAATGGTAAGGTTTGCCTGTACCAGTATGGAAAGAAAATTTTCGACATGGTAAAGGAAATGGTTGACCCGGAATTTGCGGACAGCCACGAACCGATTGATGTTTTTGACGCTGAAGAAGGTTCAAACTTCAAGCTCAGAATCACCAAGAAAGACGGTTTCCCGAACTATGACAAGTCAGAATTCGATACAACCACTTCAGCCATTGGTGACGAAGATCAGATCGCTGAATTTCTCGGCCAATGTTATTCGCTGAACGAACTGGTTGACCCGTCCCACTTCAAGTCTTTTGCAGACTTGAAAAAGCGGTTCGACATGGTTACCGGTGAATCATCGGGTGATGAAACAAGTGACAAGCCGGAATTAACGGCTTCGACTGAAGAAGCACCTGTCAGCAAACCGACGCCGACCACCACAAAAGCGAATGTTGCCAAAGCCAAGGCGGAAGCAGAAGGACATGCTGTAGCCGTGCCGCTCTCCGACGACTCTGACGATTTCTTTGCGAATCTTGCAAAGCAGTCGAGCACAGCCTAACAACTCCCGATACCACAAAAAAGAGACCCAGTGAAAACTGGGTCTCTTTGTTATTTTGCCCGATATTTTTACAGGAAGGAAATGAACATAGAACAAATTGCAAAAGTTGCACATGAAACGAACAGAGCGTTTTGCGAAACGCTTGGTGACACATCACAATCCAAATGGGAAGAAGCTCCTGAGTGGCAAAAGCAGTCTGCAATCAAGGGCGTAGAATTTCATTTGGAAAACCACACAAAAGGCGTGAAGCCGTCTCCCTCCGCAAGTCACGATAGTTGGCTGGCAGAGAAACAGGCGACGGGTTGGAAATTCGGGCCGGTCAAGGATGCCGACAAGAAAGAGCATCCCTGTTTCGTTCCCTACGAACAGTTGCCGGTCGATCAACGCCTGAAGGACTATTTGTTCGGTTCAATCGTTGCATCGTTTTACCGAGCCTACACCCAAGAAAGCTAACTCAATAGGTACATCTTCCTATTGACTAAAGACTGAATGGATGAGATGATGAATGCATGGTTGGATACGTAGTTAACCCCATGTTGGTTTTTGTTTTCTTACAAATCGCCGACATCATCTCCACCCTGGTTTTTCTCTCTCTTGGTGTTCAAGAAGCCAATCCCCTCATTCGAGCGTTATTTCATTGGACAAATCCCCTGGCCGCTCTGGTGATCGTAAAAATCGCCGGAGTTGGCATTGGCGTCCTCTGGTACCTCCAGGGGTACAAGATGCGGCCCGTGAATATCGTGTTCTCTCTGTTGATCGTTTGGAATCTTATCGCTATCGCTCTTTCGCCCCGCTAAACGCTAAATAGGTACATGAGCGAGAATGTCACCGTATACCAAGTAAGAGCCGTCAACGTCCGAAACCATCAACGAATCGTCCACGCCTACACAACTGAAGCTGAAGCTAAGACTGCGATGGCAATGATGAAGAAGTCCCAAGGCCGGTATCCAGTGCGCTACATCAGCGTGCCTGTTGTGAACAACCCGAGTGCCCATTGGGGCATTAATTTCCCCGTTGAACCAACACCTAAGAAAAAGAAGTAGATACAAGTACTTGACATCCGACTTCAAGGATGATACCATTTGTATATGCGGTGTACCAATCAAATCGCCAAGGCAACCTTCGGCAAAAAGGGTGGCAAAACTAAACTTATCCGTCGCCGCCCGGAGTGGAAAGACTCACCCGATGTCCGAACGAACACATTCGGAAAACATATCCCGACTACAAGGGACGGCAATACTACAAGGAACGGCAATTTACTGAAGACCAACTACACGCTTGTTCCTGATGACGCTGGCGTGATCTGGTCCCAATGCCCTGGCACTCTCAAAATCAACATCGAAGCTTATGATGAAGCCGAGTGGGGCGGTTCCCACGCCAAATTGAAAGTGACGTTCGAGTGCTCCCATTGTGGGCCGAACGAACTCTGGACGCCAGCTACGCTTCCATCCGACTTTGATTTAGTTGCATGGGTGAACACATTGATGAACCAAGTGGAGACGGTTCCTTTCAAAGACGTACAGCAAATTGACCGGGAAAAAAGTGCAGTCCAAAAAGCACTCATCCAAAAGCTCCGTGCCGAAGGCATGGCCGATGGAGGTGTCATTGTCGCAGCGACAGGTGCGCTGTCAATGACTGCTGAAGAACAATTGATAATGACGGCTAACCGCATCATCTACGATTTCATCCAAAAACGTCACAACAAGAACGATCCGAATTGGACTCACGTGAACATGGAGAATGCTAAAGAGGCCGGGTTACTGTGATCTATTACGGACTCAAGCAACAACCTATAAAGGTAGGAAGTTCCATCAAAACTGCCTATCGAGATTTGAGTTTTACGTTAAACGATCCGGGCACGTGGAATACGGATCAATTATTGAACCTCTTATGGCGCAAAGCGGGCGGCATCATTGAAAGTGTGACACTCCGCTCCACCTATCACGATCCGACAACACGGCAAATTACACACCTGTACAGGATCATTATCAATGTGGTTCATGCCAATTCAAATGCAGGGTTTGGATTTCTCGACACAAACGTGAATCAGTTGATGGCTGAGATCGAAGACGAAATAGACAACACCTTGAATGTGACACTTAGGTCACGACACACATATTATGCAAGCTGAAATTTACTCTTACTGCGAGACCGTGACGGCAAGTGGCGCAACCCCATGGCACATCCGCAAGCTAACGAGTGTCGGAAGGAAGTTAGGAGGCGGTGCAGATACGCCAGCGTTGTGTGGACGCAAGGTTGCATGGGATCTCGAAGTCCCGGTGCTCACAAGCTCGAAAACCTTCCGTGACACAGCATGCAAGAAATGCGTCGAAGCTTTCGGTGAAAGGACTAGGTAAGAGTTCCGGCCCGCTCTGAGACCAATTCTGCTACAGCGTCTTTGTGTTCGTTCACAACTCGATTTCTAACGGACGCACGAATCGCCGGAGTCTGATTTTTGTATTCTCGCCCTGTATCAATGCGCTTCAACTTTTGAGCATAAATGGCGTCGATCAAAACACCATCGTCTAAAGTCGAAATCGTCTTCAGGACATTCAAAGTGCAGAGCGTGTCAAAGACCAAGCCGCAACAACCGGCACCAGAAGACTTTACAACACCGGGTCCTGCCATCACCGCCAGCGAATAGATCACGTCGGCCAACGTCTTGCTCCGGGGTGGGGTGGCGAGATTGATGTTAGCCAGTGCCAACCGCTTGATGGTCACGCCGTACATGCGATCCACAATGAAATCGTGCTGGGCGTCTGTGAATTGTTGGGTGTTCGTTTTGGCTTGATTTTCCCAAGCCGCTTTGAAATTGTCAGTGCCCCTTATCGCCGCCGAGTTGCCGCCAGCGGTCTGTAAGGTCTTCCAGATGCTCTGGTAGTTCCCTTGCAAGAAGGTCATGAAGGTATTAAAGGTTCCACCTTTGGTTTCGATTTGGTTGATGCCATAGCTCCAGCCGCCGCCCGAGTCATAGCCAATCGCCCCTGGATTGCCATCGGATTCATACTTTGCTGATAGTCTGCCAATTTCCCACATGATAATTTACATCCTCTTGGGTATATAGTTCAGTTGACAGACACCAAAATTTTAGCTATAATGTTGACATGGCTGGAATTGTAGATCCCGACACTTACGTCAACTGGAACCGCACAGATGAACCGGGAGAACATCCCCGTTGGGAATCAAAGTGTGGCGTCATCATCCAAACCAGGAGTGGAGAGATGATGGAGTATTGGGGCTTTCATTTCACAGATGACCCGAAACAAGAAATTTCCATACCATCTGGCACAGGCGGAACCTACTACAACAGTTTCACAGTCGCAAAAACTAAAATCGAGAAGAGGTACTTCGCCCTGCACCCGGAACAACTGACACCGGCATACTGACTATGAGGCACGATTCTAATGAACCAACTAGAAATGGTGATCTCAATAAACTAGCCTGCCGCTGCTGCGATTCCCACTACACAGCAACAAATTTTAATGACCCCAATGAACCAACTAGAAATGGCGATCTCAATAAACTAGATGAGCAATGCATTCCAGCTTCATCTCATAATTCAGAAGTGGATCTCAGCAAAACACAGATGATTCTTTTAGAGAAATGTACATTGGGACAGTCAGCTTCTTTGCGGCTGATCGATTTTGATTAGGTCGGGCTGTACATCGCATCCATGTTGCGTTGATACGTTGACTCTGTATTCTTAGCGCTCAACTCTGCCACCGAAGTGCTATGGTTGTTCGTGACTGAACTCTGCGGAGCGAACACGTTTCCACCGGCCTTCGGTGGTTCCAATGCTGCCATCTTCATCATGGTTGCGTTAACGGTCGATTGCTGCGCAAGCTGTGGACCACTGGTAGGTGAAGGTGGCTGCATCGTTGGACCCCCCGTATTCATGGCGACTGTTGTGGGTTTGGGTGTGGACAATTTTTCTGGCACATTGGTTTCTGGTGCATAATTGGTGGCGGTATATTGGTTTACTTGGTTCAAGAGTTTGCCTAAGTATCCTTCATCACCGGGCTTGATTGGACGGCCTGCCACCACACTGGTCATGACCGCATCAATGTCCTTTTGTGAGCCTGATTGCAAATCCACACCCATCTTCTGGGCCATTATTTTTCTGCCTCTATCAAGATAGTCTGCGGCAATTTGTGCGGCTACATTTGGATCATTCGCCAAATCTGGATCTTTAACTAAACGGTCGTCTCCAAAAATTGATTTGGATGCGTCGCTATATTGTTGTTTTCCAGTAAGCTGAATGAATCCCCGACCACGATATTTCCAAGCATCTCCCTTACTGGTGTTGCCCATTCCACGGCCAATTTTATTGCCGCCGCCATACATGACTTCAGCAAATTTCTGAGGATCTTTTTTCAATTCATTCAATTCTTCGTCGGACATATTGGTTCTTGCTTTTCCGAAAATTGTCTTTATTTTATTATTATCAGTATGTGAATAATCTATATGTTCACTTTGAGAAACGAAACGAGATTCTTTGTTGATGTTGCCCATTGATGCAGCAATTTCTTTTTCGTTGAATCCTTTCTTTTTTAATGCAGCGATGATGAGTGCGACGTTTTTGTTTTTATTGTTCTTCGTCGGTGCATTCGGTGTAGCGGGTTTTGTATTGGTGGGTACCCGTTGTGGTGCCGGTGTCGTTGCCGGTTTGTTTTTGGGATCATATTGGTCGTATGATTTTGTTAGTGCTCCATTGCCAGTGACGGTATCGTACAATTTTCCGCCTAACCAGTCACCCCCTATAGCTCCAGCCGCCCCACCAACAAACTCGCCGCCCATACCCACAGTGGCAAGCCCACCCAAGATGCCACCGCCAATCATTCCGATTTGCGATCCAATAGCTTTTGTTATGGCCTTTCCTGTGGAATCTCCCGATGCCTTGTTGATTGCATAATCAGCTAATGCACCAATAACAGGTATCCATTTTGTTAATGACTTCGCTCCAACCTTTACTGCGCCTTTGGCTACAGCTTCCCCACCTTCTTCGACGGTTTTGGTGGCGGCTTTGCCCAATCCAAATTTTCCTAACAATTTGCCGATAAGACCACCGGCACCTTTTTCAGTGACTTTCTCTGCTCCAGTTTCCGCAGCTTTTTCACCCGTTTTAAATAACTTTCCGATACCAGGAAGTTTACTGACACCCGGAATCTTTCCGAGAAGCTTTCCTAGTTTTCCAACACCAGGGATTTTGCTTAGCAGCGAAAGCCCACCGCCCCATTCAAGGCCATCCATCGCAAAGTCTTTGATAGTATTGAGCCAGCCGCCGCCTTTCTTATCCTTACCACCCTTACCACCACTCCCACCCAAAATACCTTCACCAGCCAGCCCAGCGCCTACGCCGAGTTCGCCACCCGACCCCTTTGTCTCACGACGTTTGGCTTCAGAATCGAGTTCACCTTGTTCGATTTGTTTCAGCAAATACTTGTTCATCGTGCGCAACTCTTCTAATTGTTGTTCGCCCAATTTTTCAAGCTTGGTGTCATCGCCGTGTAAAACACGAATGTCTGTGTCTTCCCACTGCTTTCCAAGTTCACTTAATAGATGTTCTGGGTCATGTGCTTTAGACTGATGTTGCTCTTGTTCTTCGGCGTCGATTCGTTCCGGTGATTCTTTGGAAGAAGTTTCTAAGCTGTCACCAAACATTTTGTGTGGTTTGGGACGGCTAGAATAATTGGCTACAGGATCAGGTCCAAAGATGTCCTTGTCCATGAAGAAATCAAATCCAGGATCACCCGGTTTTAAAGGATTATTCTTGTGTTTGTCGGATTGTTCCTGGGTACGTTGCTCCTGTTGAAGCTGCATGTCACGCATCCAAGCCATTTTCTCAGCGTCGGCCCGTTCTTTCTTGGGTTTTTTCAGATTCTCTTGCCAAGAATCATCGACCTTGAATTTGTGCCCACCATAGACAACATAGTCCTTGCCTTCAATGCCATCAGAATTTTGTGATGCGGATGTTCCCGCTGGTGGCATGTTGAACACTCTGGTGGGTTCGGGACCGGGAGTTTGTGGCTGAGCGGCAGTACCCCCGTTACGCACATTTCGATCTTTCTGAATTCTTTGATCCAAAGGAGTATAATGCGGTGGAATCCACAGACTGGACATCTGTTCATGTTGTTCTGGTGTGATAGAATTTTGCGCACGAAGATTCTTCAGTAGATTAAAACGCTGATCGGGGTCCTCAGTTGACTTAATAAATTTATTCAAAGTCTCGTTGTCTAGTTTGAGATCCTTATTTTCGACTTCAGGTTCCATCTTACGTGGAAGATTTTTTTGGAGTGTCTGAGAAACACGAAGATTCTTGTTTTTTGCTTCTTGCTTCGTTTCCTGGTGTCCTTTAATCTTGTCTAGGATGTATTTGGTAGCCAAGCCAGCGAGAGGTGAATGGGCCGTCAATCCAGCGACAATGCTAGTGATGTTAATTGCATTCTCACTGAAAGCTTGCTGAATCTTCCCAAAGGTGCTCTTTCGCATTTGGGTTTCTTCCATCAATACTTTTTGTAATTGAATGGCATGCTTGGTAAGAAGGGCTTGTTCATCCCCACGGGTGTCAAGCTCAATGTTCTTGCGAAGACTGTCTACTTGATCTTTGAGTTTTTGTAGTTCTTTGAAGTCGGCTTTCTGAACGCTATCAACAATGTCGTCAATCTCACCAGCGTGAGAAAGACCCTTACTGGTAAAGACCTTTCCACGTAGCTCTTTATCACGGCTCTGTTTATCGTTCTTACGCTTGCTGGCGAAGACCCGATCCATCTGGCGGTCAACCCGATCCGAAAGCTTTCGGAGTTTTTCAAATTCGTCCTGTTGCTTCTTGATTTCTTGTTCGGGACTCGTGGCCTTAGCGCTAGAGGAACTCGGACGGCGATAGGATTTGGGTGTGCTTGGCTTTCCCATATCTCGTTGTTGATGACCTTTCCAACTGTCAGAATCATCATCGCTTTTGGCATCTTTAAGAGTATCTTCAAGATCATCCATGCCTTGATCGAAGGCTTCTTCAATGCCCTTCTTGAGCTTGGCCGTGATGTCTTTAATGAGACCATCTTTTTCGACAAGCGCCAGCTTTGAAACATCAATCTGATTCAAGTCTACGCCGTTGCTGGTGGTCTTATTATCTAATGGCATTCAGTTTAACTGGCGGCTTTCTTTTGTTGCTCCAGCCGATCATTTTCCTCTTGGACGTACTGCGTTATAATCTTCAGATAGGCATCACGTTCCCAAGGGATCATTCCTTCTATCTCAGCCAACGAATATTTATGATGAAAAGTTAGAGTGAAATTCGTCATAAACATATTCGGGAGTGAATTATGACTGAGAGCTACCCGAAAAAATCCGTTAATCCTTCTAAGTGTATTGTTTGTTGAAAGTTACACTTGTCACATTGAAATGGAAGGTCATGCACCAACTTGGGCATTGTTTCAAAGAATTCCTGGATTTTGGCAAACTGTTGTTGAGTCAGCTTTTCAATCCATTCTGTGATTTCCTTGAGTAGGAAATTAGAGTAGACATTTTCGCCGTCGAAAACAGATTCAACGCACATGGCAACCGTTTTGATCGTATTTTCGATGTCGGTGCCCAGAGTCGTCTCTTTGTTTTTTTGACTCTCATTGAGCATCCGAGTCACGTCAATGCCCGGATACTTCATGGTAAGACCCATTGCATCTGTAAGGAAGATGGTCTTCGTGTGAGCCGGATTGATTTGAACTTTCACATCCCGGAGATCAAGACGAATTTTGACAATGTTATCGCATGACCCGATCACTGGTTGACCTTCATCTAATGCCTCAACTTGCTTTTTGAATCGCACAGAAGACATCCGGCGTTTAATTTCATCAGACGACAGTTCGGTTTCGTTATGGCACTTATAAGCAAGCTCAACGAATTCATTGACCGAGTTGGCACGCAATTGAATAAACAGATAGTCAAGATCAAAATTGGCCAGAGAAGAAACTTTGACGGGAGAGATGGCGCAAGATGAAACAATTTGGGAAACGGCTTCATGCATGGAATGGTCATCACCCGCCAGTGCGATGAGCAATAATTTCTCTTCCTTCACAAGGAAGGGACGCATCTTTATAGATTTTTCGGTAGAGGGGACGACAACATCAAAGATCGGGACGATTTTTTCAAGGTTTGGAAGAGGCATATTTTAATGACGATTTACGTCACCCATATGTATAGATCGGATTTTAGGCAGCACCATCAGGTCCGAAATTTACTCCGGCTTTTTGTGTGACAGTTTGATTGAACACCTGTGTATTCATCACGGGAGTACCCGATGCTGCCGAAGTTGACCGAATAGTTCTTGCAAACTGATAATTGAACGTCACTTCCATTGACATGACGGTGTTGGTTTCTTCATAGGAGAGAGAAATTGGCGAGACTGAAATGGGATAGGCTCCCCATAACGTGATTTCATATTGCACCGTGTCTAGCACATCGTATTGGTCTATGAAAATGTTACAGGCGTATTCCGTTCTGTAATTGAAATTGTTTGAGATCGGGTCCATCACCATGTTCATCCATGCGTCAAAGAAGAACTTTTCCTTCATGTCCGCCCCACAGAAGAACGTCATGGTGATATCCGACCATTCTGGCATGTGAGGAAACTTAAATCCAGGCCCGTAGATTCTTTGTACATCGGTTTGAAACTGGTAACCCGGAAGCTGTGTCTTCTCACAGAAAGCGGAGAGACGGATGATATCCATGTTTCCAGTACTCATGGAATTAGGCACGCTGAAGAGTTCCATACCCATCCAATCCGTTCCGTCTGTGTCGGGAAATTCAGACCAAGCTTTAATTGCATCAGAAATGGTAGTAGAAGCACTTGTCAATGTCGTAGTAGGAATGAAAACCTGAAAACGATTTGGACGTGCAAATCCACTCGCTGTGTTGATTGTAGAAAGAAGATTAGACAAGGATGCTGGCATTCAAATATTTAGTCCTCTTTCTTCGGAGGCTTCGGGGGGTTCCTACGGAATGTTTGTTTTTGTCTTTTCTTGATTTTTGCAAGTGAGCGCTTCCATACAGTCTCTTTGGTTTCTTTCTGAAACTGTTCGACCGGCAAGAAAACTGCCGTTTCCCAGTCCACCGGCTTAATTTCAAGCAAATCACTCTTCACGTAGCTGACAAGATAGCGTTTGAAACAGGGCTTGGCTTCAGGGAACGTAGAGAAGCCACGAAGCAACCCGTAACTCAAGCGCAGCCGTTCAATTTTGTCGAGACGTGGATTGTCGGCAAGGGTCAGCAACGCATCAAACAATTTGATACGCAACGGAATCGGCAAATAGTGAAGGTTTAGTCCATACCAACCGTCTTCGGCCATGTCCACACAGACGATCAACGGAAATTTGTCCCAATAAGGCAACGCTTCTTTGCCTTTGGCTTCGTAAAAGTAGAGAAACATCTTGCCAATGAAGGCTTCATGCACGGTCGTTCCTTGTGTAAGCAATTTGCGCCGGGATGGAAGGTTCGTGGCTGTGTTGACCGAATCCTTGAGCCAATTCCGAGCATGAACAGTCAAGGATTTGAGTCCATAACGGTACATTTTGGCTCGAATCCTCTCAAAGAAGTTTGGATCTTTCTTGTCCTTCGGAGGAACCGGGTCCCCTGGCTTAACAGGCGGTGGTGGGTTAGGACCAGCCGTTCTGGGTGGGGGTGGTGTAGGTCTTCCCGGCTCCGCAGGACGCTGTACAGGCTCTTGCTGGGCTATTGATGGCACATCTAGCGGCTCTGCACGGGTCGGGTACGGTTTGAGCGTGACAGGTTTGCCTGTAAAGTGGGATTGGACCACATCCTGAATGTCTTGGTCACGAAAAGGCTTTGCTTTATCAACAGCTTGCAAGTATTTTTGAAAAACGGCGGTCACATCCCGGTCGTCAATGGGACCTTTCTTGGCTAATTCCGTCCGAATGATGTCTTTGATCTCTTCGGGAGCCACCGCTTCGACCGGACGACTCCCTTCAAAATAGTCTCGAACGGCATTTTTGATTTGGAAAGGGGTGGACGTGTACGGGTTGAGTGTTTTGACGATCTCTTTAATGTCCTTTTCCGTCGCCTTCTTATTGAGTTGCTTGGTGTAAGTTCGGACAGAGGAAATCAAGTCTTCAGTAGCGGTGTGATCGGTGACCTTCTTCGCCGCCTCTGCAATCACCTTGTCATTGACGATAGGTTTATCCGATAGCTCCTGGAGAACACCCAATACGTCTTGTTCGTTGATTTTTTTGTCTAAGGAGATGTGTCGTAACGCTTCTTCAACAACAGAACGAATGTTCGGAATTTGGGCAGCATCACGACGGATAGACTTAATGTACTTCTCCGATATTTGTTGGATCACCCGTTCACTGATGGTAATTTTAGCCATTGTATCTCAATATTTCATTCGTGATGATCTTAAATTCCCAACCTTTCTGTTCGCAAAACTTTTGAGCCGTTTGCCACTTGGATGAATTGATGGCATATGTCATCGCCTCCCGAATGAAACGGGCGGTTTTCTTTCCGGTCTTTGGGAGTTTGGGTGGACGGGTGGCGCTCTTTTCTTTTACTTCAAACAGGAACGTCTTGACACCCTGAGCGGTTTGACTAGTCACTTTGAAATCGACAAAGTAGCGATGAACTCGATTATCCTTGGGCGACTGATAGGGAATCTGAATCTCTTCCGATGACCATGTTAGAACGGATGGAGTTTCGTCCAGGTATTTCATCATACGAAGCTCCATGCCGGAGCGGAACGAAATGTTGTTCACATTCCCTTCGTATTTTTTGGGGTTTCCTGGGAAAAACGTTCCCTGATACGGTTCTTTGCCGTTCTTGTTTTTGCGCCATTTCGACGGAGTGATGATCTGGCCATTTGGGTTTTGGATCTGCACGCATGTATTTACAAGCGCTTCCAGACTCACACTAAATACTGGAGATGCCCACTTTCCCACAAAGCACCGATAGCCCGAACAGCACAAGTCAACAGAATTCACCGCTGGGCGCTCTTGAGACAGACGGATATAGGTACTCAAATTTCATCTATCCGACGAACTTAGGAACTGAAGGCGCTGGAAACGATCACTACATGGTGTTTCACATCAATGAAACGGCCACAACGCAATTCACAACTGCTGGATCGGTCACCCAAAATCAGCAGAATACCACCCCTGCAATTAACAACAGAAATCGTGGGCTGGTCGTGAACGCCAACGGTCAGTTGGTGAACGCCCCTGGCTCACCGGGAGGGGCCGCAGCGAATGCGACTGCAACGCCGGGTCATCTTGCACAGAACACACAACCGATCAACCGTGTAGCCACAACCATTGTGCTCTACATGCCACCGCAAATTGAAAGCAACTATCAAGCTGAATGGGAATCCAAGGAAATAGGCACTGCGGATGAATTAACGAACATGGCGTTTGGACACGGATCGTTGGTAAATCTCTTCAAATCATTTGGTGTATCGGGCGCACAGAACTTGGGTATAGCGGGCAACGAATTAACCGGCATGTCGATATCAGACGCATTAAGTTTAGCAACCCGAGCAGCAATCAACCCACATAAAGAAGTAATTTTCAATGGAATTGGATTTCGTTCGTTCACCTTCAAATACAGATTCACGCCGACAAGTGAAGACGAAGCCACAAACGTAGACAACATCATTCGAGCTTTCAAATTTTATGCGGCACCTGAAATAAAAGAAGGACTGGCAGGACGAGTTTGGATTTATCCTGGTGAATTCGACATTCAGTATTACGCCAACGGAAAAGAAAACTTGTTCTTGAACAAGATCAGCACATGCGCACTGACTGCCATTTCCGTTAACTACACGGGCACCGGTCATTGGGCAGCGTACCGGCCACACTCGAAGATTCAAGGAAGCCCTAGCGTCTGCACTGAGCTTTTGTTGACTTTCATGGAACTCGAAATCATGACCAAAAAACGCATCATGGATGGGTATTGATAACTCCTTTGTTTTCAATAGTTTAAGTCATAATGTATACATACTTTTATGACCAAACAATTTCATTTTTACAAAATAACCAATACAATAAACGGAAAATCTTATGTGGGGTACACCGGGCAATATCACGCTACTGCCCGATGGAAACAACATTTGGCCGCAGCAAAACGGGGAGAATCACAAGTTCTCTATGACGCCATAAGAAAACACGACGCCAAAAATTTTATTTTTGATGTTTTGAGTACGTTGGAATTAACACCAGAACAAGCAATCCAAAAAGAAACGGCTTACATTTACGAGCACAAAACGCTTGTTGGAGAAAATGGGTACAATATTAAAGCCGTGGATGGAGTGTATTCCGAATCCGTTAAGCAAAGTAAATCAGAACGAATGAAGGCTTATTACGCCAGTGGTGGCACACACCCTATGAAAGGGAAGGTGCATTCAACAGAAGCAATTCAAAAAATGAGTACAAGTCATCTTCAAATGAGTGAAGACACAAAAGAAAAAATTGGTGAAGCGTCCAAGAAGATGTGGCAAGATCCGGCCAGTCGTCAAAAAATACTGACTCATGTTCAAAATCCGTCTCCTACGACACGTCAGAAAATGTCCAAAGCCAAACGAGGGAAGCCCTCTTGGAATAAAGGCAAGCCCAATACCTGGACTGCACTTCATCGTAGCCGTATCTATGTTGTGACTACACCGGATGGAAAAGAAATTACAGTCACTAATTTAAGAGCTTTCGCTGTGAAAAATGGATTGAGTCAAGGCACTCTTCACATGACGGCCACCGGCGCACGGGCCGCACACAAAGGGTATCGTGCTCGCTTTCTTTAAGGTGTACATATCCACATGAATTGGTTTTTAATGATATTGTTTTTATGGTCTGGCCACCAAGTTGAAAAGGAATGGAAGACTGTATGTCAATCAACGATAGTCTATAGTTTTGATATGGCAGGCGATCACAAATACCATAAATTTGATTATGGTTATGCAGAATGCATGGCTGCTCTTCCTGACTGTTTTTCACCTTCAAGGCCGGGTCATTGGGCAATTGCTACCGGGCCTCCCCAAATGCGTTATGGTCAAGTTTGTTCCTATGACAAATTACCCAAATTCCAATTGGGATTTTACGAAACATATCCAAAAGTCAAAGTGTCGGAATGTCAGCGCATTGGATTAGGTGATGACGCAAAATTAGTGTGTGAATAATCACGAGTTCGTATCGTATCTCGCTCTGAGGTAAATTGTCTCGTATGTTTTGAGACATTCTGGCAATTCTCCACCATTACCTACGGCGGCGTCTTTCAAGACGCTTTCCATACACTGATAATCTTTACAAAATTCAAATCGCTTGATGATTGCAGCAATCTCAGCTTCAGTATAGGTATTCATGTCACGGCTCCCAGCGTTCGTTGATGAATGTGATCGTCTCTGCTGGGGCCGTCGTGTACAGCCAAATGAACTGGACAGATTCTTGTCCACGTACCTGCATTCGTAAGCCGCCGCTCATTTCGATGAATTTCAAATGCGGTGCTGCGCCACGAAGGGGAGTAATCGGTTTGATGAGGCCCAATGAAATCTTGGTGACGTGTGGACATTCCTTTGCCACCTTGATGGCATTGACGGCTTCTTTAATGGTCGTATGATGGTTGCGATTCGTCTTCGCACCTTTCAACAACCCTTTTCGGCGTCCCATGCAGAAATCTTACACTATCTTGAGGTAGATGTCAAGATAGATACAGTATGAAGATAACAGATAAGGACGCCCTGGAACGAGTTCGAGTAATCCTCCAGGACTGTTCTCCAACGGCCCGTACTGCGATTCAGGATCTTGTTCAAAAGCTCGTTGGTGGGACAAAGCGACCCACGCCGCCACCACCCCGCAACATGAATCCAGCCGATTTGAAAGTGGTCGATTCTCCGGCCACGGTTCAACGGCAGGCACCCAAGATTTACGATCCGAACAAAGAGTATGACGCTAACATTCCTATCGATGGGGAAGAAGCGGAAGGCGATTGGCTGGATAATTGGCTGAAGTAGTTGGAGCACCCGGTCAGAATCGAACTGACTAGTCATCGGCTTTGCAGGCCGTGGCCTCAACCATTTTGGCTTCAGGTGCTATTATTACTGAAAGGAAGTTGAGCACACGGGCGTGTGCTCTCTGGGGAATCGGGTTAGCGACAACAAGTCATTGCAGATACAGGTTATCATCTCTTTGATGAGATGTCAAGTTTATTTAGGTCGGCCCACTGTAGAATCAAAATCTACTAGCTCCTGTACTAGTTCCGCAATCGCAATACTCCTGCTTAGCCCGTATCCGTAATGACTCGATTCCTCGTATCCATCAAGCCATGCTACCCAGTCGAATTGAACGCTCGGAACTGGTGGGCGAATGTTATCCGTTTTGATCTCAATTCCATTCCAGGTCATTGCCGCACCACTCCGTTGCCCGAAACAAATTCAGCAACCGCACGAGCCTTATAACTGGCATTGCCCGCAACGTACTGAGCGGTCAAGCTGGCTACCGTGCCAACCTGACGGCCCGCTTTGCCGTAGGCGACGGACTTGTAGACAACCAGGGTGTTCTTGTCGATCAGGAACAGGCCGGAGCGCTGACCGTTCGACAGGATGGAATTCAACAAGTGGAACTTACGGCGGGTTTCGGTAATCTCAAACCCAGAATACGACGTGAAATTGGCGTGGCTGTTGTTTTCGTTCATCGCAGCAAGCAGTGCAGTAATTTCTGGGTTGATCCCACAAAGATGTAATCGCATTTCGTTGTTGTTCATAACTACATCCTATCATTAGGTACATCTACTTGTCAATAGTACTTTAGTGCTACTCCAATTCAAACAGTCTGCGCCTGAGTTGATCGATAACCACTTCGACTTCGGTCAAGGCCCCGTAAGTCGATATATGCCCCGATGCGGATATCCTGGAGTAAGTATCAGGATGACATGGAACGGCTTGCTCCATCTGAGATAGCTGTCCGGTCAACCGGGCGGCATCCGTAAGCATTGACCGAATCTGCTTAATCAGCGGTACATTCTCAGGACTAACTTTCAATCTTCTTGCGCTCATGGTGTCTCCTAGTGATCGAATTCAACGTTTACTGTTGGATCATCGCTCTTAATTCTTCATCGGTCGGGGCCGGTATGCGTATCAGGTACTTCGGCATGTTCTCAGCCGGGAGGAAAACGTGTGCCGTCGCCGGTTTGCCACAGAAGGCACCAGCCTCAACTAAGGCGAAACCCTCAGGCAGGAACTTTAGGGTGATATTGCCGCCGCCATCAATCGTGACGTGTTGGTTTTCGGTATTGGCCATACCCTTGTTTCTGACTTCATAAAAGGGATGGGTTCGGGTCGGCAGGGCGAGACGTTCACCAGTCTCCATATTGACCACAGCGAACTCGGAGCGGCTTCCACCGTCCCAATAGCTATTGATGTTGACGCCGTAGGTGGAGCTAAACACCGACAAGAACGCTTTTTTCTTTCTGTAATCGGGGAAGGCAAACTTGACGATGCGGGCTATGTCAGGGGCTTGTTTGAGGGTTAACGTTTCCATGACTAAATCCTATCAAAATCTGAGATAGTTGTCAAGTAGATAAAACTACCTAGATGAGGCTAAGTCATCTGAGTGTTGAACCGCTTCCCGGAGCGCAAGACGCTCAGCGGCTTCGATGGTGGACCCGACGACACGATGGCCGTAGCCGTTGCGGTGATCGGAATTTGAAAATCGAACGTCGAAATCCCAGCGGCAAGAGAAGCCAGCTTTCACAGGGCGGGGTTCGGAAATGCGAATCTCACTGCGGAATATGACAGTTGCGTTGTTCATAACTACATCCTATCAAATTCGAGAATCTTTGTCAAGTACTTGACAAACTATCTGTATCTATGTTAGGATTCGGGTATGGACATCCAAATTGAAGATCACGGTTCAATCATCCTGTTTCGCCCGTTGACGGTCGAAGCAACCACATGGCTGCAAGAGAACACTGATGGGCAATGGTTTGGCGGTGCGCTTGCCGTCGAACCTCGTTATGCCGGAGCGCTTGAAGATGGAGCGTTATCGGACGGGCTGACCGTCCACTAGGATTTTGGAGCCGGGTGGAGGAATCGAACCTCCGATTAAAGGATTTGCAATCCTCTACCTTTCCACTTGGCGAACCCGGCTTATTGACAGTTGTCAAGGCCGTAGAAAATCGACCGGGGCATCTCTTCTTCTTGCAGGGCTGACGCAGCTTTCAGCAACTCTTCCAGGACGATCTTAGCCGTCGCCTGTGCCTTTCCAATGGCTATTTTATCACCAACCAGAGGAAGGGCCGAACGATACGCTTGATTGTATGCTTCCAACAGAATTTTGGTCTGCGCTTCGTTGAGCTTTTCTTGTCCAGGGAGCGGTTTGAAATCTAAGCTCTCGACGAATCCCCACTTGGTGAGTTGTGACATACAAGCCTATTTAGGCTTGACACTCACGTTTCACGATATTCAGCATGCGTTTGTACGACGGTTCCGGCGCTTTGGCGATGGCTTGCAAATCCATCATAGTTTGCACCGGATTCTCAAACAAGATGCCGATTCCGCCCGCTTCCTGCCATCGTTCGATGTTGATGCGATGGTCATCCACCAGAATGTTGCCGGGGCCAACGTACTTCACCTTGTCACGTTTGCGGTTCACGATGGTGACATTGACCGGGGCGATGAACGGAACTTCTCGTGTACACCAGTCTTGTTTTTGCTTAGGAGACTGCACAATACGCCGTGTCGCCGCCGAGAGTATGCCCACGGTGTAAGGGGCATACATGGCATATGCTACCATCGTTCTAGCACCAGGAATCCAAGGAAGATTGAGGAAGAAATCTGGGTGGGGGTTTAGAAGACTCCATTTGTGGTCCTTCTCTTCGTCGGTCAGAATGGCGTCACGCCCACAGGTCACGCCAGTTAGTGTTCGGTAGGCGGCATCAAAGTCAACTAAAACGCCATCTAGATCAAAATACATCTTTGCCAGTTGAATAAACAAAATTAGTATCCACCCTTGATTTGCATCTGCATCTATTATACCATCATCTATAGTTATGGAAAGCAAAAATCAGCGACCCGAAACCGGCCCGATGGAGTTCCCCGGCGATTGGCCCGGTATTTTCATTAGGGGCGACAATGCGTTCATGTTCACCATGGCAATTGATGTGGTGCTCAATGACATGGATGCCATGATCGATGAACGTGGAGAACGATCCACACGTCGTTTTGACATCATCCAAATGAACATTCTAAGGGGTTTAGGCAAACTCCTGGCCGGATGTGACACTCGCACCAATCCGACCACCCAGAAGGTCCAACTAATCGAAGAATGACACCTACTTGACAAAACATCCATCTATATGTTAACGTTTAGGTGATGACAAATAGTGTAAAGACCATTTTAAGCAAACTTAGAACTTTCGACGACGGCAGGATGGCCGACGTGATTGAACTTCGGTTCGGGATAAGGGATGGCAGCGAACATACGTTAGAAGAAATCGGAGATTTTCTTGGTGGTCTCACACGAGAGCGCATCCGACAGATTGAAGGGCGGGCGCTCCAAATTCTTCGCCGGTTTGCTGTGGAACTGGACGACGAAACTGTGATGGAAACTCTTGATGAAATGCGTCAGGCTGCTCACAAAACTTCTAAGTCCAATCGTAATGCAAATCGATTAGCCCCACCAGAACTCATTCCCACCACCACCGAACTCGCCGAACTCCGGGAGCAAGTCAATAACGGAATGTCCCGGCTACAATCTTTAGGTATTAGGATAACAGCATAGTTGACATTTCCATCTTCTATGCGATGATGGAACAGATGTCCCCAATACCAACAGAAGAGATAGCCACAAAAGAAATAGTAGTGGCCGCTGAAGAAACAGTAGCCAACATAATCTGGCCCACCAGAGAACAATGGCTCGTAGCAGCCGTTGACGAATTCCGACGACACTACACCGCCAATAAACTAGAAATCCCCACCGTCCTGGTTTCCTGTGGCTGGCCGTCGCATGGTGGCTTGAGCAAGAATCGGGTTCGTGGCGAGTGCTGGAATGCCGCTTGTGCTGCTGATGGATCTCGCCACATTTTCATTTCACCCTTTGAGGGAGATCCACTCGAAGTACTGGGCGTACTTACCCATGAGTTGGTACATTCAGCATTGCAAGATGACGCAAAACATGGTAAAAAGTTTAAGGAAGCAATGATATTACTGGGTTTGGAAGGCCGACCGAAAACAGCAATGCCGGGTCCACAACTTCGTCTCATCATTGAGGGGGTATTCGCAAAGTTAGGTGATTACCCACACTCTGCACTCACACCGAAAGAGAAAAAAGACCGCAAAAATAAGAAGAAAACCTTCAAGATGTTTTGTTCCAAGATGCGGGCCTGTGAAAAAGGTTGTCTCATTTTGGATCAAGTGAAGGAATCTGACTATACTGTTACCGCTGGTACCAAATCTCTCAAATTGGGAATGCCGAATTGCCCATGTGGAAACGAAATGGAAATGGAACCAGAAGATTATGAATTGTACAAGCTCGCAGTCTCTGATTGATCTTGTTAAGCTGAAAGAGACGATGTGTCGCATCACCACCAACGAATCTGGCACTATGCTGGAGACGGCGGTTCAATCGTTGTTGAACGAAGAGTTCTACTCAATTTTTGAATGTATTGAACAAGAGGATGAGAATGCTCTTTTCGTTATTGAAGATTTGATAATGCTGGCGGCGATCCGAACATCAACTTTGGTCAATCAAGAACAATTTTCGACAGCCATCGGAAACGTATTCCTACTCTTCTACTGTGAGAGCCTTCGGCGCAAAGGGGTTATCACTTACCCCGAACAACGCAATTGTTTTGAATCGAATAATAATTATTGTCGTTTGGAAACGCTACCCCTACTCCCTTCTTCCATTCAATGAGCGTCGGTGCCTGCGTCTTTTGTGAAAGAGACGGAGTGAACCTCACGGATCATCATTTGATCCCAGTTACCCGCCACAAAAACAAGAAGACCAAGAAAGAAGTTCCACGGGAAGAGCGTCACAAAACCGTAGACGCTTGCCGCTCCTGCCACAACCAAATCCACATCATCTGGACCGAAAAAGAATTGGAACGAGAGTGGAACACGGTCGAAAAAATCAAGTCGCACCCGGACATGCAGAAGTTCGTCCAGTGGATACAAAACAAGTCATTCGACAAAGCTCAAACGAAGTGTTCTCGAACATGCAAAAGTTCGTTCAAGCAAAGTGCCCTTGACAATTAGATGTATCTTGTGATAGCATTCTAATTACGATGAAGACCTATTCACTTGATCTCAATGAGATTCAGGCCGACACGATTGTATTGGCACTGGATCTATTTGCACGGGTTGGCACCGGCCAATACGTTGAACTTCTGAACCACCCAACCGTCCGCCGTCTTTCGCTACAAGGTGATAAGGAAGATCCTCTTCGCTCAATCGAAGACTTGCGTAGCATGCTGGAGACGATCAAAACGGAACTTGACGGAAGGCTCCCTCCTCAGGGCTATCACTCCATTCGGAGTGAAAACATTGAAGATGTGAACCGGGTTGCTTACGATCTGTTCCAGGTTATTCGCCACCGCCGCTCCTGGGATGCGCCGACCACTGACGCCAAGAAAGCTATCGCAACCGGAGACAGACCGTTTGGTGTGAACTTCGATGAGCCGTACAAAACGAGCGAACAACCGCTGGCTAGGATCGAGCCGAATGAAATTCGACCAGAGGGCTAAATGTGGATCGGCAAAACAAAATTTGAAAAACAACATGCCAAGGCGCTAGTTGAAAAGATGCGCCAACGGCTTGGCAAAGAATTTGGTGTGACTGTTCAGGGTTCCTGCATCACACTTCGATGGAGCGAAAAGAAAGATGGGCCGCTCATTCAAATTAGCATGGTCATCTATGACGTTGATGATGGTATTTGGACAGAGGACAAGGACAACAACAAATGACGCTTCAAGAACGCAGAGAACGAATCAAAGCCATCGAAATTGAACTTCGGACACTTCGTAATGATTGTCCGCATGAGATCGCTATTCCGCCCGATTATTGGGAGAAACTGAAGAAAGATCAGTGGCACACTGCCGCTGCCGAGTGTATCGGGTGTGGATATCGTTTTGGTTGGTTTTGTCCAAATTCGTCGGATCACATTTGTAATTTTGAAGAGGATGATGTGTGCAAGGACAATTGCGTCAATTGCGGCATGCCGGAGGAACGAAAATGAAGATCGCTCTAATCACCAATTTTCATAGCTGTTTCTACAATCTGATCGGAGAAGTGGTTGAGTCCGACCGGCAAAGCGTTCGGATTCTGTTCGAGCCGAATCCTTTATTGAAAGAGAATCGACCGATGCGTTTTTCGTATTGGGAAGTCGAGTGCTGCTAAACTATGAATCCTTGGGAAAAACAGTTGGTGTTGAACGACGGGCGCACGCTCTATGAGCATGCCAAGACGCCACTGCCGTTAGAACTTAACGAAAAGGGTAAGCTGGTGAAGAGTGCGCTGGATTGTTCCAGGCTGAACATCGGGGAACCCGCTCCACCGCCGATACGAGTGAGTGCCGAAGAGTTTGAAGCTACAATGAGAAAGATTAGGGAAAACAGAAAAGGCGGCTGAAGCCGCCCTTCCTAACTTTCAAACTAATCATTTTAATATATTATTTTTGTGGCAACCACATTACCGTTATCCCTTCAAACCATTGCTGTAAGAAGACTGTTCCAATCCTATAGTCCCTTTTAGAACTCTAGTCCCTGTTGGAACAGGAATTACGCACATCGATCACGGCTACCGTAATTCTTATGCAATTTGCCGGTTCCTGTTGTAAGCATTGCTGACCCGGTACCACGACACTTTTGATTTAGTCGCCGTCACCTTTACCAGCGAAGACAACCTCTTCAAAAGCTAGTCCTCAAACGTATCAACAACGTGAACGTTTCTGATAACCGTGATCCCCGAAACGGCCAACCATGAGATCACAGTGAAAGCTATCTCTCACATATAGTTATACCATGATAAATTTGATCTGTCTACATAGACATGAGGGAAATCTTATGAAGAAAGTTACGCTTTTTTTTGACAAGGACAGTCATATCATCAATGGTAATAACAGGGTGTTCGAGAACGTCACTGAACTGACGCCGCACAATGCCTATGGGTTTTTGGAAATCGTTTTTGATGGTGTGAGACAGGAATTCAACTTAGCTCACGTTCTTTGGTTCCAGGTTGAAGGTGAAGGCTCCTAAGTCTGCATCAGAAAATTTATTCAATAGTCCCCGGTAGATTTGTATTTTGGTGCGGCTCTCCGGGGATTGTTGTATGTGCATGCGGGCGCATGTGTCGGCGTTTTCTAGTTCTCTGCCGAGAGCTTCGTCAAGGAAGAGCCAGATATCAAACAACTTGGTTGTTGGAGTCACGTCTATTATTTAGGTACTTGACAGAAGATACATCTTCTTGCTATGCTGGCAACATCATGAACTTCTTCAAACGATGCTTTGGAAGAAAAAAGAAAGAAGAACCTCAATACCCGACCTTCCATGACGACCTTCCAATCGATCAAAGACTTGAGGGCATTCCACCTCGGCCCTTTCATCTGCGGGGATTGCCGTCTCCATTTGGTTTACCCCGTCCTCCACTTGGTGCACGTCGGCCCATTCATTTAGTACCTTCTCCTTCTGGTATGGGCAAGACGGCCACGGCAGCACTTGTTGACAATGACGTATCGCTTTTGAACACTGTCGTTGCTGATGTCCTTGCTGCCGAAGTTATCAGCGAAATTATACAACCCGATTCTCAAGTGGACGCCGAGCAACCCGGTTTCCAAGGGTTTGGTGGTGGTGATTCTGGCGGCGCTGGAGCTTCAGATAATTGGCAACAACCCGCCGCAACTCCCGCAGCGCCAGCAACCCAGGATGATCCACAACCGTATGCGTCAGAACCCGATTCGGTTCAAGACAGCGGTGCAGCGCCAGCAACCCAGGATGATCCACAACCGTATGCGTCAGAACCTGATTCGGTTCAAGACAGCGGTGCACCTGATACTTACGATGCGCCGGATACATCCAACTACGACAATAGCTGAGCCGACGTAATCATTTGACCGTTAGTGATAACCTGATCGCCTTCTTCCAAAGGCTGGTAGTTTCCACAGCGAGTCTTGACAACGACCTTGTAGTCGCTGCTTATCATGTTGCGGGTGAGAATTGAATCTTCACCTTTCTCACGTTTGATGTCGTCAAGCGTGTAGGTTGTGGCCTCAGGATAATATCGGCCAGAGAACTTTACAACTCCGTACTTATAGATACGACAGTGGTGTATTGAAGAAGCTAGTTGCCGAAGCCGTTGCCGAAGCAGTGCATAAGAAAATCACCGACAAACTGAAACTTGACATAAAAGCGGAACTGCATGTCTAAACGAATTCAAATTTTCATTTCACAACCGGCGATTTTCTCACGGTTTCGTCACAAACAAGTGAAGGAAGCTGAATTTGAAGCAAGACTCTATTTTGCGGCGTCACATTTTAATGAAGCGGTTTCATATTTCAGCGGAAGGGGCAGAAGTGCTGCCGAAGCAATCGGAACGCTTGTATGCCGGTTCCCGGAGCAATTCAACGCTAAAATTGAAATCGTGATGAATCCTGATGCCTTGAATCAGAATGAAATAGTGTTCGTGGGTGAGATACCCGACGAGGGACGATGTTGTTTCTGCAAACAACCGTGGGGGAAACCACATCTAGCCAACTGTGTTCAGCATGGCGGACATGGGTGTGGTGAGGATTGTCGAATGCCACCTGGACGGATACAAGTTTAACTAGTCTGTCGGACGCTTGCCGGTAAGACGGAAGATGATCTGGCGAGCTTCTTCCTTGTTCGGACCACCCATAATACCTACCGCTGCATCATGCATACGCAGAGTGTCACGAGCAATTCTCAATTGATGTTTCTCCGGTACGCTAAGTTCCCGTTTGCGAGTTACCAAGGCTTCTTTCATTTCGCCTTCTTTCACACTAGACTTTCCGTAGTGGGTGTTCAGGTGATTCACAATTTCTGTGTCGCCTGTGCGACCGGACTTCCAAATCGGCTTCGCAGCGCCGTTCTTTACTTCGGTGCCAGAGTGGTGATGGAAGGACAGGTTGCCCATGCCGGTGCGGGCAAGAGAAGCTGTGTCGCCGTTCGGGTGCTTGTAGACGTGTCGCCCGTTCTCAGCGTGAGAATAGTTGAAACCATGCCGCTCCAAAGCGGAATCCACCTGATGATTCACCGGCTTGCGGGGACCTTTGGTCTCTTCGGAAACGAGGGTTTTGATGGTCTTCACCAATGATGCTTCTAGTTCTTGGGCGAATGTTTTCATAGTGTTGGTATTTATCATCTCTGGCCCTTGACAACAGATGTATCTATTTGCTATGATTCCATCATGAGCGACCGAACGAAGCAACTCCGGCAAAGAGCCAACACCGCTCGGTTCAATTTTACTAGCACATCCGCAGATCGGCGGTCGGTGCGATTAGCTGCCATTCGAGATGCGGAGCGCAATGTCAATCTCTTTTTCGACGCTCTTGACCGGAAAGAGCTTTCCGGTCTGCGGGCCGTAGCTGAAGCCGCCGAAGCCGATCTGATGGCAGAATTGGAACGAATTGCCCAAGAGGGAACCGACGCACCCTGGCCGCTGGGCACGAAGATGTTCAAGGGAGTTCAGAGTCATCGTCATGGACCGATCACGACTGTCTATGGCATCGTCGAAGCGATCACCCGAACTTCAATCCACCCGAAGACGGGTCCGTTCAAAGCACAGGTCGGCCAATTCGTTGTACGATACCTCAATGCTGACGATTCCGTGGCCAAGCGGTATGATACCAGCTTCCGGGATTGGAAGCCAATCGACAGCACCGTGGAACGCAACGAGAAATTTTTCGCTCCAAAGGTAATCCTTGTATGAAAACCGTCCAGAAGAAAGTCATTTTCGACAGCAAAACCGGCTCAGAATTGATCTGCGCCCGAATCTATCAGAGCGAAACTTTGCTCGGCGAAAAGGGCATGCCGCTCATTGCGAACACGTCAACGGAACTGGAACACTGGCTCTTCTTGCACGAGCAACGCCGGATCGTTGCCGAAAACCAACAGACATTCCGATCAAGCATCATCGTTGACGAAGAGAAGGGTTACGCCGCTCCACCGTCCACAACTCATCCCGTGGTGCAAGACATCATGGCGCTCGACGGCGTTCAGTATTGCGTAGCGGTCGGCTATCAATTGGTCGTCATCAAGGGCGGCAGGTTTGGCTGGGACCAAATTGAACCCGACATCCTTCTGATCCTGCAAGCGACCCAATCTTCAACACCTGACGATCTGGAAAGCTTGACGTTCGAGTCCGAAGAAGACTTCGCAAAGCGGCACCCGGCACCACCCGAAGAAAAGTAGATACACATCTACTTGACAAATCGTCTGTGGTTTGGTAAGCTTTAGATATGAGCAATGTCAAGGTTGGAAGCAAAGTTGTTTTTAACGGCGGCGAAGAAACACGCACCGTGACCCATGTTGCGGAATTCATCACCTTCGATGACAAAAGCTGGATCGACTGGAACACCTGGAAAGACAGCATCGCCGACCGCACCATCGTTGTCCTCCCCGAATAAAATTGTGCCCGTTCAGATCCCCGTCAAGAAGCTCCAATCGATTTGTGACCCGTTCGCTAATCCACCTTGGGGATGTCCCCACTTCGGGCGCAAAGCAGTGGCAGGGGCCATCAAACGTCAACGTTTCAACGCACGTCCCTTTTCTGACGGGCATTGGAATTTTCTATTCTCTTCCTCCTACCACACCGAACGTATCGCCTATCTTGCTCATCACGGCTGGGACGACCCAATCCAAATGGACGTTGGCGTGCCTTCTCTTCACTGCTATGTGGACTGGCCTGTCATGGACGGCAATCATCGGCTTGCTGCCGCCATCTACCGCAAAGACGCAACGATCCTGGCTTGCGTGGGCGGCGACATCGATTATGCGCTTGAGCTTTTTGGTGTAGATGTTTCTGAACCTACCTATTGACAAGATACATCTATTTTTGGTAAAGTAGATACATGAACAGCATTGGTGAAGCTCTCCGACGCAGAAAGATGGACCCGAAAAGCGCTGCACTCTTTACAAAGCACTTCTCTCATGTCAATATCAAACTCGAAGAGCAAGAATTTTTTGCGGCTGGCGTCATTTTACCCGAACGCATCGTGGTTCAGCCGATCTGGAAGGACGTTGACCGCCCCATCGTCGGTGGATGGTCTTGTGGAATGGATACCAAGCTGGCTGGACGACTGCAACAGGCTATAGAATCGGGTGCTTTGTTCTGCAAGCTGGAATTCAAAACAGACTCCAGCAACCAAACCTACATCAGTGCCACCGATTTGATTTTGGGTCGCACGATGAACGCCGATCTCAAGAAACTGGGATACTGAAATGAAAAGACTCATCAAAATCGCTGCATTGCGTTCTTACGACTGGATTCTGGATACCGCTCGGGAGATTCAATATCAATCCCGGAAGCTGCGCTATCGGATTGGACTGGACTAATGTTGATCGGAATTAGTGTTTCAAGCTGCATTCACTCAATAGCGTTGGGGTGTATTTCATCACACAACGTCAGCAAGATCATCGGTGCCACGAGCGCCCGGACCCCAGAAGAGTGGGAAGACGTGATCGAGCGCTACAAAAAGCTCTATTGGTCCAAATGCGCCGACAAAGCCGAAGCCATCATTCGTGAATTCCTGGCCGCTGGCAAGATCGAGCAACCCATGCTCACCACCGGCTTGGCTCCGCTTCGCAATAAAGGAATTTGGGTCGTCTCCGAATCCGAAATCACTTGGGGCTGAAAATGGATTGGGACGAAAACTTACGACAATTCGGTCTAGGCTATAGCCCACGCCCACGCCCCCGAAGAAATGGATTGGTTGTGCGACTTGTGAGAAAACTTGTGTTTCTTTTCTTTTTGACAGGCTGCTTTTGGGCGATGTCAATTGACGCATTGCCGGTGCTGATCTTATGCCTGTTGGGGATGTTGGCCCAATTTTTTCAAGCTTGGGAAACCGCATTATGAGTGAGAAGAAAATAAGAGAAAAAATTTACGACCACCAGGGCAATTCGTTTTTTGGAACCAACGATCAAGTCCGCCTATACAAGGCCGGGTGGCGTCTCACAGAGCGTCGGAAAATGGGCTGCGTCTGGAAGGTCCGTTGGATGGACATGTGGGGTAACATCTGGAATCAGGGCACCGCCCTTGAAATTTTGAAAAGTCGTAAACTTCAGACAAAAGTCCATAACTTACAAACACAAAAACAAGATTGGATTGGATCACATGACCTTCAATGACGTTTTGAAATACGACCTTGCTGTGTTCCCCATCATCTTCCCGAACCGAGCGACAGTGCTCAACCAACTGTTCGTGGTCAATGGCAACGGCATGAACTGGAACGAAAAGGGCGGCGCACTTGAATCCGGGTTGGGTGAAGGCCCACAAAAAAATGAATTAGTCGCCATTGAGCGTTTCGTTGGGGCCGGGTTGCACAAGGCACCTGTTAAGGATGGCGGGTACATTCCCACCGAAATCTTGAAGCATCTGAATTCGATGCAAATTCCTGCCGACATTGAAGACCGACTTTCACAAACCGATTTCACTGGCTGGTACCCGATGTCTCCGGGGTTCAACAATCTCGAAAAACTTCCAGACAACATTCCTGCCGATTGGTTGAATGCTGCATTTGAATGCGCCTCACTCATCGTACACACACCGTTGGATGTGAATCTGGAAAAGGAAGTGCAACATACAATCCATCATTTCCTTGACGTGCCGATCTTCAATGACAAGGGCAAAGTGATCGGTCGTGAGAGGAACTCTCCTGAAGTGGCCGAACAGAAAGCACGAAAAAGCGTCATTGAAACTCGGATGCGTATTTACAATATCGCCACCGAATCGCTGGAACGAATGACGGCGCAATTCCCCAATCACAAGTTTGAACAGAACCCGATCCCTACGTATGATAAGGATCGTCCCTTTGAGAACACGGGAGTCATCAACGTCATTCCGTGGCCGGTAAACGGCGATACAGCGCCTTTCGATCTCATTTTTGAACCGTTTGAAAAAGCAATTCGGTTCGCCTACAACATGCGTCGCAAAAACGAAGCCAAAGACATTCCTTACGACGGGCTTCCCTTGGGGCATGACGAACGGGTTTGTTCCTTCGGGCCTGAAGAACGATTCACCGTGTATCAGATGAAATACGACAAAGAGGATCAGGGCCGAGACGCCCTGGAAGTTATCTTGTCCTGTATGGCGCAAATCTGTCTCGAACAAGGCCGTCGTATTGTTCAGAAAGAATTGAAGGAACGGCTCAACGATTACTTTCGTCATCTCAAAATTGAGGCCGACCTAAAGATTTGGCGGACTGAGCAAGAGGAAAAAGCAAAGACCGATCCGAAGGTAGCGGCGCATCTGCGCATTTTGGATCGCATTGAAGCCGGAATCAAACCCGCCCACGACATCAACGATCCATTGGAAGTGGAAGTCGCCACCGAAATGGAAATCCATCAGAAAGAAGTGATGTGGCAATTAATGTTAGAATTGGGGATAGAGACCGCTGCCTCCGAAGTGGGGGTGGGTCAAACATCATGAATGATCCCTGCGGCGTTCCTGAAATCGACAGACGATACGTCAAAAATTATACTCCGATGCCGGATGTAGAAAAGTGTCCCGTTCTGGCAATGGAAGAACTCATCATCTTCGGTGAATTGGTGACGGTCGCACCCATCAGCCGGTGTCCCTTAACAAAAACCCGCATCAAAATGACCTACAACCAGGGCGCACGTAAGCTAGGTGGCAGCAAGAAGAACCCAGATGGCTGGTGGAAGACGGCTCTAGCACCCTTCCAGAGGGTTTACAGCGTCGGCAAGACGCCCATAGGGGCAATCAAGGCCCTTGGCAAGGAAGTTGGCTGGCGGAAGTGCTACGGCTTTAAGAAGCAGGAATGCAGCGAAGAAGGCGGTTGGAGTTATCGTTTCCTGAGTGGCGACGGAACCGGCATGAAAGCTGGTGGTCGTTACGTGCCGGGTGGAGTGATAGTGGATTGGTGGATATGATGGTGGTAAAATGCACGGAATTAGACTAATAGAAGAACTGTTGAAGATTCGCTACAATCCTCAATACTTCTTTGTTCGTTGCAAGGATATGGGATTATCCACTAACGTAATGGATGGTCTCTACGAAACCAAGCGCCTTACATCGGGAATAATAACCGTTGGAAAATACGGGACGATTTGGCATACGTTATGAGACGCCTTTTGAAAATCATCGGTAGCTACGTTATCTATGTCTTGTTTGTGATAATCATAACTTGCTTGGTATTGGGGTTCGTCGCCTTTCTTCTTCATTAGGCAACGTTAGTGACACCCGCTCCCAACGGGTAAAGTGTAGTTCCATCAAACGAAATGAATTCCTGAATAGCGAAGGTTGATGGCGTTGCCGTGCTTGCGCCGGTAGTGACCACCATCGCTCCGTGGAATGCTGCGTTCCAGGTGACGTTGTAGTTGCCCGTGGTGCCTTGCTCAATCACAAACACGTACCGACCGCTGGTTGCGATGCCAGAGACATTGATCGTCAAGGCTGCGTTCATTTGGACCACGACAATATTTCCGAGAGCCAAATTTACGGTGACGGTCGCTCCGCTGGGTACGACAGTTTGTACCGTGTCCGTAGTTCCGGTGATGGTGTGGCTGGCATTCCAATTCGACGGACGAACCTGAGTTGCGTCGGCTCCATCGGCTTTAGCAGAAACGAATGTGTGAGTTATGTTGAGTGCCATGTGATTAGTATTTAGCTTCTGTAATCAATGATCTCGATTCCTTTTCCACCCATCCCATTACAGTCATGACAAAGAGGTTGGATGTTAGTGATCCAATTTGAGCCGCCCTTAGTTAAGGGTATTACATGATCCTGTTCCAAAACTCTGTCCAGTTCAGATTCGTGTCGCTTGCATCGGAGACAGATGTTTCCAAATTGTTCTTTGAGCGCCAGCCATTCTTCAGTTGTATGATTACCTTCGGCTCCCCGACGTTTGGATCTAGTCTTTTGCTGATTTACCGATAACTTTATTTTTCCTTTTGGTGATTGCCAATATGCTTTATGATAGGCTTTACATTCGGGTGTTTGATTGCGGACTTTTTCACTAGCTTTGTATTCTTTGCACACACAATGGCCGGAAATCTGTCGTTCAGTCTTACCACACAGTTTACATGGTCTGCCGTGATATCGCCGCCCGCCATTTTCTTTGGCTTCCTTTCTTGATTGGTAAATTATTTCAGACAAATAGTGCAGTGCCGCACTAATATGTAGCTCCGATAAATACGCTTAGGAGTACCATGCAACCACAGCCTTGGCCGAATTCGGGTCCGATTCAACAAATCTATCAAGCGGCATATCAACAGGCTCTCTTGCATCGCCCGAAATTCATCAAGTTGCTGGCAAAAGTCGTCGAATCGGATGATTTTGAGTTGAAACCCGATATCAAACGGTTCGCTTCATTTGAAAACAAGGTCAAGCGTGGAAAAGAACCCAATGCCATCCATGACATGCTCCGGGCGGCGATCCTCACCAATGACCCGGACGAAAATGACGACGTAGCTCATCGGATCGATCAATTTTGCAATGTGATCGAACAGGAATTTAAAACCCATAACGAATCGGGTTACCGTGGTGCATACCATTTCAAAATTTTGGTCGGCGACATGATTTGCGAAATTCAGACGATGTCAAAAAATTTATGGGCGTTTAAGGAAGCCGCCCATCCCTGTTATGATCGACAAAAACATGGCACCGAAGATGTCTCTATGTTGGGATTTACAAAATGGCTTTACGATACGGCGCAAAAGTCAGAGCGGCGATAATATCTGACTATTTCTTCACAAATTTTAACAAATTCTTCTTGAGCAAAATTCATTTTCATTGCCTGTAGGTCTTTGTGAATCCATTGAACATTTCCAACAACATATCCACGGGTGGAATCAATTCTATCTAATGAAGCAGTTTGATTGGGCCATGATTCGATAATCAATGTTCGTCCGCTGAGAACACATCGTCTATCTTGAAGCAAGAATAAATTCCAAGCATATTCAATATCAATACTTACTTCCAAGGAACGACGTTTAGCATTCGCTTGTACTTGCGCCCAATAAGAACCACTAAGCTCGCCACATCCCTTCCAGACCGGGCTAGATGAACCACGAGATCTATCATATGAGCATTGTGGGCATCCGAATCCATCCATGTGATGACCGGCCTTTTGTCTAAAAAATCCGTGGACAGCACAACCAATGATAACCTTATATTTGGTTCCTCGATAGTCTACTCTAGAGTAATCGTATAGTTCACCATGAATCCGTTTGGCATTGTTTATGAATTCTTGAATAGACAAGCGCTTAATTGCAGTTCTACGCTTTACTCCGCATGGTGGACACCCTCGACCAAGAATAGTTCGATTAGAAATTTTGGCCTTCCATTCATGCCCGCACGTATTACAAATCCACCACGCAAACGCATTACTCCCGGCAGTTAACAAGTCAACAGATTTTTGATTTTTGGTTGGATGCCATTGTGCAGCGAGCGCAGGATGTGTCTTCGACAAAATACGATCTGATGCAAATGGTGTATGTTGATTTGGCATCTCTTTAATAACCCATAATATGTATGCAAAGGATTCTTTCAAAGAAATTGCTCAATCGCTAAATAGGTCATGTGCTCACATTTGTCCAATTTCTTCTTGAATATCCGGTCTCGGACCTTCGCTTTTTCAAGGGTCTCCCTGATGTTGCTCCTCCTGCCGATGTTGAAAAAGTAGCCGCTCAATACCACTTCAGTGGCATTATTCACTGGAAGATTATTCAAAACAGAGCATTCAATCGAAGTCGTGAATTAGACGATGACATAGTAGCTATGGTGCCCGGAGACATTGAAGAAAATTGGTATCACGAGCTAGGACACGTCATTTACGACCATTCCGACAAGAGCAAGATCATTCCGGTTCTTGACGACATCAAAGATCACTATGACGTTGCGCCCAGCGATCTACCCAAATCTCTGTTGGGCCTCAAATGCATTGAGATCGGCGGCTACAAATACAGCTACTCACACTCCGGCAAAGATTTTGAGTATGATGAACTCTTCGCCATTTCATTTGCGTTCTACGAAGGTGATAAGGAAAAGTTTGACGATCCGCCCATCGACAAAAACTTCTCTGAACTATTGAAAAATCTTCAGGACGGCCCACTCTTCAAAGACGATCCTTATACAGATCATGATTCTGATGGTCCGGTGGCGTAAGTTTTCCACAGCGTTACCACTACAAAACAAACCAAAAATAAATGTTGACAAGTGGAGTGAGAAGGCGTATCTTGGAATCATGCAAGGACAAACTGTTCAAGAACATCTGACTCAAGCGAGAACGACTCTCCAGTGCATGGAGAACGTTCAACGCACAATCCAAAACGAATCGAAGACAAACGAAACGAAGACAAATTCTCCGTCGTGGACTCAAACGATCAACGGCCTGAAAGAATACGTCCAATACGTCGAAAACACGAGCAACGAATATATCGTTGCCAAAGCCCTACAAACCGCTCCGCACACTCAGACGGCCACGGCCAACCGCTAAGAAAATCCCACCAGATTTACTTGGAAAGGGCGGGGATGGACTCTCGCCCTTTTTGTGTTTCCTAAGCAATTCGTACTAAGTACCAATTTTAGATACATCTACTTGACATATTCATGCGATCCTGTTAGCATGGATACATGGCAAGAAGCGAAACTCCCCACACACTAATTTACACCGTTCGCACCCAATTGAGCCTGCCTTTGATCCGTGGCATGGTGTTTGAGACTCGGTACCAAAACTATCGAAACAGCGACGAAGCGCTTGAGCGCAAAGACCGGCTTGTCCGGGAGTACGAAAGCAACGTCGCCGAGCACCTGTACTATGCCGCCGTCATTCGTGATTCAGACGGCTACTCGATTTCATCTTCGACCCATTCCCCACGAGCAAAATAATGAAATTCTTGCCAAACGGACTGCCGAGAACGATATGCGAACGCCGCCGTGAGACTCCTGGCCGATGTCTCTCCACCACCAAATGGGGCAAGCGCATTGACGCCTTGGGATACACCCTGTTCGGCGGCAGCATCGATTCATTCGGACGGGCGTGGAGGTATCGGACGTTTCCTCAGGGATCGGGGACGTTTCCTCAGGGATCGGGGACGATCAACCAATTTCATTCGCTAGATGATCTCGTTGCATGGGTACAAAACGTTGAAAAGATTCGCCGCATGATGGCAGAAGTGGTGGAAATGAAAGAGCCATTTGGTACTTTCGTACCTCTTGACAAGTAGATACATCTACTGTAAACTTGAATCATGACCTGGTGCTTGCATCAGCGGGTGGGGCTTCTCTCATTCAACGAGAGCAAGGGTTAGAGGATCGTCAAGATGCATTGCGGAGCGCCGGTATGAACATTCGCACTAGCATCATCAATCTAGCAGAACGGCTTCCAAAAACCAAGATGGGGATTGTCGCTTTCTTTATTGGTCTCTCATCATTTGGTTTAATAGTGG